TGAGGATGCTAAAGACATCTACTCTCTCTATTGCAGGAGATACGCCGCAGCCGCGTCCCGGGACAATGCGAATTTAGTCGCTTTCCTGGATGACGCGAACAGCGCGAGAGACTTGCTGCAGCATGTGTTGTATACTACCAACCTCGACTCAATGTGCGGGATAGTGTCATCTGTGAACATACCCCCCAATTACACCAAGGGTGAATTTGTCGAGGAGATTGGGGCCGATAAGTTCTTGCAAATGCTCCGTGAGTACATATACTTCCTCGTTGAAGGTGACTCATCGGTTGTCGCCCAAGTTTTCCCGAAAGAGGACAACTATAGCGTCAAGAAAATTTTTGGAAATGACGGTGCGGGTGCTTACCGTACGATACAATGCATGGACATCTTCTTCACGTTCTTCCATCTCATGTTCTTCAAGAATGTCCTGGAGGAGTTCAAGAGCACGAAGCCATTCAACGTTTGCTTCGATCCCAACTCGATTGAGTTCGCCGAGTGGTTAAAGTCGCGTATTGGCGACTTCAGGACCACAGCTGCTTATGATTTCACTCTCTTCGATAGGAGCCTCCCAAAAGGAATGTGCTCTGCGGCGTATGACGTCATGTACAACGGCTCCTCCACAGATCGAGTTTGGGCGTCTCTAGCTTTTGCTACTGAGACCTGCTCGTTCGCTTACCGCACCACGGAAGGTTTTGAGTACCTCCCGGGAAGGACTGGCGGCAACCCCTCTGGACATCCCCTCACTACGTACATCAATTGCCTCGCAAACTATGCCCTCTACCACGGGTTTTCTAGGAAGAAGGGATATCGTTTCACCCCACACATTGTCACAGGGGATGACTCGATTTCGAATCCTCCTGCCAACCATTTTGAGGATTATTCCTCATGGCTGGCAACCCATGGGATGACCCTCAAGCTTGAAGGAAAGGGGGGTGAGTGTCGAGGCATTGCATACACGGCTCCCTATTTGGGGTGTCGCTTGTTTGGATTCGCAAATATGCCCGTTTTCCTCCCAATAGAGGTCACCAGGCGTATGTCGTCAGTGAATTTTTGGGCAAGCTTGGATGTTACGCGGGGAATATGTGAGTCCCTCAACTCGTGGTTCCTCTGTAGTGAGGATGAGAAGAAAATGGAGATCATTAAGGAAGTCGTTGGACTGGAACAGTACACGGCTTTCTGCATGTTTTATATGAATACGGCTGAGATGACGAAGCGTCCCTTGGATAGGATACTCAGGAGTTACCTTGGCGGCGCGCAGCCTATTCGTGAAGTCGTGAGTAAACCAGAACCTCCGGTTCTCACGAACGTGAAGAAACATGTAGCGGGGCGTGGCAGTGACGCCGCCACCTCCGCACTTTCAAACGAGATGCGGTTCACTTGGGCTGGAGTTCACGTGCTCCCCCTCGTTTCCGCAGCACCAGCCAGCGGGACTGATGATTACGGATCAACGGCGGGTAGCGCCGGCGTTTCTGTCCCCGTCGGCACCGAGTGGGAAGGTTATGGGGTATACGAGGCCTTTGAGCGCCCCTTTGAAACCATCCACGCCTGCTCGACGTCTCCTGGTGTGGATGTTGATATCCGCTCGTCAATCGACAGCATAACGAGAAGGAACCCTGAAACGCGGTATGAGTGCCCTTGCGCCTTCTGTAAACAGGTGTTTATCGCGAGGAGAGAATCGCGATGGAGCAAATTAGCCTTCTTCATGTCGCTGTTCGGTCTTTTCACCGTCTTCGTCGGCTGTGTCGGTTATATAACCCAGTTTCCGGGTGCCGCAGCCTCGAACGTTGCTGAAGTCTCTGTGTACGGAGGTGGTTGGGGCAAAAACCTACAGGAATTTGCTATACACAATCGAGAATTCGCGGTTTACGAGATGACGAAGAAGACTGGTGTGAAGTTGGCCCCAATGGGGAAGAAGAAGGGCAACAAGCGGCCTGCGGGCCCAAAACCACGCAAAGCCAAGCAAGCCCGGGACCACGTGGTGAGCGCGCCCGTGGCACGGAGCTTCAACACGGCGGCTGTACAACAGGCCTCTGTGAATGGGATGAAGACCTGTGTTGTGAAGCACCGGGAATATTTCTCGGAACTGACGTCCGCCGGTCCGACGGACCAGTTCAAGCTCTCAAGTTACAGGATCAACCCAGGCAATGCCCTTCTGTTCCCATGGCTGTCGACAATGGCCGGCCTGTGGGAGACGTACCGGTTCAAAAGTCTAAAGTTCTCTTACCGCAGCGAATTGCCCACGAGTACGGGTGGCTTCGTCGGCATGTTCGTTGATTATGACGCGTCTGATGCATCTCCGGATAGCAAGAAGGCGTTCATGAACATGTCGGGGGCCCAACGCTGTGCCCCTTGGTCCCAGATAAATGTGGTTTGTCCGCCCAAGGACTTGCACAAGTTAGGACCAGAGAGGTACACGGCTGGAACGGTACCAGCTGGTACTGACGCAAAACTTTATGACTGCGGTAATCTCAACGTGGCCCATGGCGGGACCGGTCTCGCTGAAGGAGCCCTTGTCGGTGAGCTCTACGTCGATTATGTCGTCGAGTTCAGGACCCCACAGGTTAACCCGTCGATGACCCTCGAGTCTCCATTTCTTAGGAGGCACGTGGCCACAAGCGGGAGTCCCGCGGGAGCTCTCAACCCGATTTCGTCGATCAACAACATCTTCTTTAAGATGGGTGAGACGAACTACTGGAAGAATCTTGGAAATCTGTTTACGAATCTGGCGACTCGCGCCGTCGAAGACATTGTCCAAAAGAAGAAGAACATGAATGAGACCATGATGAACCCCCGTTTTAACAATTGGGCTGGGCTTGTCAGGTCCGAAGTTCCGCCAGTAGAGCGGGTTGGCACTGCCATTGGTGCACCCGCAAACATGACAATCAGGTACAAGGGCCTGTACAAGTTGGAGATTGTCATCGGGTATTATGGTACCACCGAATTGAGCCTTTTTAATGATGCGGACCTGCGTGATGCAGTGTACAAGCAATTCAGTACGAGTGCACAGCGTGGGGGGCAAATCATGGTCATCACGGCCCTTGATCCGTCGAGGCCCGTCTTTACCGATTTTGACTATGCCCTCCCCAAGAACTACTCGGAGGACTTTGGTGGTTACCTGGGGGGAAACTGTTTTATCAGTGGAATTTACACCCCAGAGTTCGACGCTGTGAACAACGCGAGTTGGTACGCCCTTTTGAATGTTAGGGTCTATTGCCCCCAAGATAACACGGGCTTCACGATTGATACGTCGAACCTTTACGCAACGACTATCCCTGTACCAGCTTCGAAGATATCAGCCTTCAACCAGTGCAGCTGTGGCGTGCGTCTTACTCCCCTCTCGCTTGACGCTTCTACCTTGCGGATTGTGCAGGTAGTTGAGTAGAGGGGTTTTCAGCGGGGCAGAATCCGCATGTTAGAAATTTCTGCACTTTGGGAGGCTGGCATACTGTCAGTCTCGGTTGTGGTATGAGTCCATCTAAAATCCCGTTCCCAGGAACGAGATCCTGGGCCAAGCGGGACGGTCGGTCCGCATTAGAAATAGACCGTGCTTTGGGGTTATCCCGGGTCAGCCCGGATGAACCTGCTGTGGTAAGAGTCCACTAAAATCCCGCTGCCGGACGCGTGAGTCCGCCATTGCCCCAGACGCTGG